TCACCGCGCTTTCGATCTCGGCCGCGGGTATGCGGCGCACCGAGCAGGCGTCGGCATCTCGTTTGAGCACGTCGGTCGAGACATAATAGCGGTAGAGCTTGCCGCCCTTTCGGGTGTGGGTGGGCGTCATTGCCCGCCCGGTCGGTCCGAAGATCAGACCTTTGAGCAGGGCTGGTGTTTGCGCCCGAGTTCGAGCGGCGCGTTGGCGTGGACTGTCCGCGAGAATGCCATGAACCTTGTCCCACAACGCCTGACTGACGATCGCTTGGTGTTCGCCTGGGTAGGCCGTGCCCTTGTGTACGGCCAGCCCAATGTAGATGCGGTTGTTGAGGAGCTTGTAGATGAAGCCCTTGTCGACGAGCTTACCGTATTTGCCCGTCACACCCTCGGCGCGCAGCGTCCGCACCAGCGTGGTGGCGGAGCCAATCTTGACGAACCGCTCGAAGATCATGCGGACCTTCTTGGCATCAGCTTCATTCACGAACAGCTTGCGGTTCGTGACGTCGTAGCCGAGCGGGACGAAGCCACCCATCCACATGCCCTTCTTGCGGGATAGGGCAATCTTGTCGCGGATGCGCTCGCCAATGACCTCACGTTCGAACTGCGCAAACGACAGCAGGATATTCAACGTCAGCCGACCCATGGATGTGGTGGTGTTGAACGACTGCGTGACGCTAACGAACGTGACGCTGTTGCGGTCGAACACCTCGACGAGCTTGGCAAAATCCATCAGCGCGCGGCTGAGGCGGTCGATCTTGTAGACCACCACCACATCGACGCGGCGCGCCTCGATGTCGGCGAGCAGCCGTTGCAACGCCGGCCGCTCCAGCGTGGCGCCCGAGATGCCACCGTCATCATAGTCGTCGGGCACCAGGACCCAACCTTCGGGCTTCTGGCTGGCGACATAGGCCTCGCAGGCCTCACGCTGGGCGTCGAGCGAGTTGAACTCCTGCTCCAAGCCCTCTTCGCTGGATTTGCGCGTGTAGACCGCGCATCGAAGCTTTCGAACCACCGGCTTTTTCATGGGCGGGCCTCGCGGTTCCGCAAGCCAAAGAACAGCAAGCCATTCCACCGCGTGCCGGTGATGGCGCGCGCAATGGCCGACAGCGATTTGTAGGGCCGGCCCTGATATTCGAAGTCGTGGTCACGCACCGTGACGCAGTGCTCGACGCCCTGGTATTCGCGGATGAGGCGGGTGCCAGAGATTGGCCGATCGTTGGCAGGCTGGCGACGCCGCTTCGGATCTCCACCATCGAGTTGCTCGCCCAGTTCTCGGAGGCGCTTTAACGTCTCGGGCTTGAGCCCGCCGTAGGTCAGCTCCTGGATCCGGTAGGCGAGCCGGTGCTCCAGGAACCGACGGTTATACGGTGGTGGCTCCGTTTCGAATAGCTCGCGCCACTTATGCTTCAACGCGCCAATGGGCGCCGTTTTCAGGGCGGCCAGTTGGGCCAGAATTGTATCGGTCACGCCAATTCTCCATCGGTCGGGAGGTTGGCATGCCTGCTCTGGTTGCCGGGACAGTCGAGCGAACTGTCTCCCGCCCTTGCAGAGAAAGGACTGGACTTTCGCGCGCGAAGACGCATGAGGCCCGCCGCCAGTATTTCAGCGACTTCGTTTAAGCGCTCGGTAGCAGTGAGATTTTTCGGGGGGACCATTGCTCTGCCATCGTCATTTGGATGACAGGTGCTCTCGGTCCTCCGATGTGTCTAGACGGCTCAAAGTGCTGAGCGTGAGATGGGGATGAATAAAGTATTGGAGCGAACTTGAACGCAATTTAAATGTTGGGGGGAAATACAGTCTCGGCAGTCATCCCTAGCTCAACTGAACTAAGAATCATGAGTCCCAAACGGAATGAGCCGAAACCTCCGGCCGAGCCCGCTAGCGGAGAACTTGGCAACATCAAGCCGGACTATACTATCGACTCCCGGATGATCGAGCCGATGACGTCGCCGGGTGAGAGCGGCTACGTCCCGTTGTGTGCAGCGCTGCATTGGATAGCCACGAATCGCGGCCTATCGCGGGTGATGCTAGCCGATAAAGCGGCTTGGGAAATAGCCTGTGACAGTTTCTTTCCGCTTATCCACGGAGGTGAAGTCCAACTTCAAGGATTGCAGGCAGGGCATTCTCTGCCGGACAAAATACCGGGCTCTCGCCTCGCGCTTATCACGGTCCTGCGTCCCCTGGACCGACCCCTTAAGAGCATTTTGTCGGACGCGCCATCGTACATTGCGTGCACGGCCTACTTGGGCCGCGAGCAGTGGTCCGATGGGTTGAACGATCAGCTATATCTCAAAAACGTTCCTGGCCCGGCTTGGACGCACCTCCAGGTGTCGAAGAGTCAGATCCTGCAGTATTGGCCCAAGCCAAATTCGCGGCGCCTGCCTGAACATGACTGCTTCAACTGGCTATTTGCCCAAATGAAGGAGTCCCCCAATAGGCGTACCTTATCGAAGGATTTCGCGTTGACGACGGCCATTGAAAAATTCCCCGGATTAAAAGATCGCCAGTTCGACCGGGCATGGCGCGATGCCATCACTCACAGCGGCGCCAAGGGCTGGAAGGTTCCAGGTCCTTTGGCCAAGAGATCAGATCACCGCACCAAGTGAGATCGCTGCACCTGATCTCCTGAGTGAACGCCCTTAGCTTCGTGATTGTTCGCGATGTTGCGAACGAAAACGGAGCGACAATCTTGAACACTCGAACCCCCGAACAAATTCGTACGCCGCCTGCGAGTCCTCCCGACCTTCGTCATCTGAACCAGGAGCAGTTGGCGCGGCGTTGGAGTCTAAGTCCTCGCACTCTGGAACGCTGGCGCTGGTTGAGACAAGGGCCGCAATATCTCCGTATTGGGGGTCATGTCGTCTATCGCATCGAAGATGTCGAAGCCTATGAGGCAACGAATCTTCGCCAGACGTCCGGCGCGGGGGCAGGGAAATGACCCACCCGGCGGGATGTCCCGACACGCTTCGCTACGCGCTCAAGCTCGTCGGGGAAGGGCTACCTTGCTTTCCATGCGACGAGAACAAGCGGCCACTGACCCTCCACGGGTTCAAAGATGCTAGCCGAGACCCCGAATGCGTTCGCGCGATGTGGCACAACCAGACGGAGCCACTTATCGGCGTACCCACCGGCAAGGTCTCTGGTCTCGACGTTGTCGACATCGATCCACGCAACGGCGGCGGGTCATGGTTTGTCGATCACAAAGCCGTACTCGGTCACACTCGCGTTCACCGCACGCGCAGTGGCGGACTTCATTTCTTTTTTGGGCACCAAGCGGGCCTGCGCTGCAGTGCGGGAAAATTAGCGCCGGGCGTCGATGTCCGAGCGTGCGGTGGCTACGTCATCTGGTGGCCCGCAAGCGGAATCCCTGTTGTGTCGGATCTACCAGCGGCCTCTTGGCCGGCTTCGCTTAGTGCGCAGCTCTGCAAACCACCAAGCCCCAAGCCCTTGCGCGTGCGACTGCCGGACAACGTGCTGCTGGCAGGACTGGTCCGAGCCGTGGCGATGGCCCACCCCGGTCAGCGGAACAGCATGACCTACTGGGCGGCCTGCAGGGCCGGAGAGATGGTTGCTTCGGGACTGCTGGACGCTGGCTTCGCCGCGGATGTTATCACCGAGGCCGCGGCTCGGGCCGGATTACCCGACGTCGAAGCGAGACGCACTGCTTGGAGCGGTATCCGTAAAACTGGGGGACTTCGTCATGCTTGAAGCCCTCGCGCGCAGTGCAGCCGACGTCGTCGAGTTGGCATTGGTGACCAAGCCCGAATTGGTCATCCATGGCGGTAGCCTGCCTTCCACCGCAGAAGCTTTGCGGGACCTATTGGCGCTCTCCAACCGATTCTTCGACCGCGGTTATCCGGTTCGCCTTGCTCGGCGGGCGCATTCGGACCTGCCGGCCGCAGTCCCTCTCACCAAGAACATGGTGGTGATCGAGGCGCACAGGCTGTGCCAGCCGGTGAAGATCAATGGAAGCGGAGAATCGGTGGCCGCCACTCTGCCAGATCGCGTCGCTCAAATGTATTTGGACATGGTCGGAGAGTGGGAACTGCGCCCTCTTGCCGGGATCAGCACTTCGCCCCTGCTTTCCGGCGACGGATCGCTGAGAAGCGCCGAAGGTTACGACCCCCAGACTGGCCTGTGGTGCTGTCAGGTGCCGCGGCTGACGGTTTCGCCGTGCCCGTCACGCCCCGAGGCGGAGGCCGCGCTCCGATTACTCCGGGCCACCTTCCGGACCTTTCCCTTCGCTGATGCCCCCTTATGCAGGGATGAATTGCTCGGTGTCGACGTCGTTGACAGCTCGAAAGCTCCAATGCGCGACGAGAGCGCCTTTCTGGTTGCTCTTCTGACGGCGTGCTGTCGGTGCAGCCTCTGGCTTGCCCCTGGCTTGCTCGTCACCGCTCCGACGCTGTCCGGCGCCGGCAGTGGCAAGGGTCTCTTGATACGTGCGATTTCGACCGTTGCGTTTGGAGTGCCGCCCGAGGCCGTGACCATCGGCAACGATCGGCAAGAACTCGACAAGCGGATAGCCGCTGAACTGATCGAGGCACAGCCCACCTTGTTCCTGGACAACGCAAATGGGCTGGCGCTGCGGTCCGACTGTCTTGCATCCGCTCTGACCGAGCGGCCGGCCCGAGTTCGCCTGCTTGGCCAGACCAGAATGGTTCGCCTAAACAGCACCGCGTTCGTCGCCATCACCGGCAACGGGCTTACGGTGAGCGAGGACCTGGCTCGCCGCTTCCTGTGCTGCGAACTCGATGCACGCTGTGAAGAGCCGGAATCTCGATCGTTTGCGCCAGGCTTCTTGGGTCGCATCGCGGTCGCACGAGCAGAACTCCTGACGGCGGCTCTAACGATATGGCGCTGGGGCCGGCAGAATTCGGTGATGCTCTCAAGAGGTAAGCCGCTTGGAAGTTACGAGCTGTGGGCCGAGTGGTGCCGTGATCCGCTGCTCGCCCTTGGCTGCCAGGATCCGGTTCAACGGATAGAGACCCTCAAGGCCAGAGACTCCCAACGGCAACATATCGCCGAACTATTCGGCACATGGTGGGAGCACCACCAGGACTCGGTGGTTAAGGCCAACGACTTGGCGCCGCCCGTGAAAGCAATTGCCGATCCCCAAGCCAAGGGCCGCCAGTTCCTGGCGGGCTATGTCGGCAAGCTCGCCGGCACTCATGCGGCCGGTTGGGTGCTCGTTCGATGCGAAGGTCGGGGCAAATGGAGCGTTGCGACGTACCAACTCCGGCAAGCCACGCCGGTCGATGTCAAAGAGCATAGGGGTCATAGGGGTCATAGGGGTACCGAGTCAGTTCTAGCCGGAGCGATCGAACCCTTATCAGACCCTATGACCCCTATGACCCCTATGCCCGGTGCCATCGGAAAGGATGATCAGCGAGTTTGTGCTCATTGTCACACCGGCGGCGGAGCGTTTTGCGAGGCGAGCGTCGCCGGGGAGACACTGTGGCTCCATCTGGCGTGCAAAGATGCTTACCGGCCTGCTTAGATTGCCCGTTTCGTAGTTCTGCGAACTGTAGCGCAATTAATGGTGATTGCACTTTCTCTACGCTGAATCATATTGCCTGCATGAAGACGGCCGCGCGCAGGCGAGTGCAGTCGAGAGAGACTTCGCTGCTCGAAGCCGCAACGAATGTGACTCTCGGCTTCGTTCTAGCGCTGGTTATGCAGGCGTTGCTTTATCCGCTAGAGCAGGAACTGCCTGCCGCGGAGAGGCTGCGATGAGCGCCCCTTGGCCCGCCGACCGGGTGGAGCGCTGGCCGATCGGGCGGCTCATTCCCTATGCCCGGAATGCCCGCACCCACAGCGAGGCGCAGGTCGACCAGATCGCGGCATCGATCCGGGAATGGGGCTGGACCAACCCGGTGCTGGTGGGAGAGGACGGCACCATCATCGCCGGTCACGGCCGGGTGCTCGGAGCACGCAAGCTTCGCATTAAGGAAGTCCCGGTGATGATCGCCACCGGTTGGAGCGAGGCCCAGAAGAAAGCCTACGCGATTGCCGACAACAAGCTCACCCTGAATGGCGGCTGGGACGAGGAACTGCTTGGGCTCGAACTCGGCGAGTTGGAGGCGCTGGGGTTCGATCTCGATCTGATCGGATTCTCGGAAGCCGAACGCGCTGCGCTGACGGCGCAGGGGACGACAGGGCTGACCGACCCGGACGATGTGCCGGAGCTGCCCGATGAGCCGGTATCCCGCCCGGGCGATCTATGGCAACTCGGACGGCACAGGCTGCTCTGCGGCGACAGCACGAAGATCGAAGACGTGAACCGCGTCCTCGACAATGTCAGCCCGCATCTGATGGTCACCGACCCGCCCTATGGCGTCGACTACGATCCGGCCTGGCGCAAACGTGCCGGCGTCAACCTCAACACGGCCAAGCTCGGCCGGGTCGCCAACGACGACCGTGCCGACTGGCGTGAGGCCTGGGGCCTTTTCCCCGGATCGGTTGCCTACGTCTGGCATGCCGGCCTGCATTCCAGCACCGTGCAGGACTCGCTCGAAGCCTCGGGCTTTGAGGTGAGGACGCAGATCATCTGGGCCAAGGATCGCTTTGCGCTGAGCCGCGGGCATTATCATTACCAGCATGAGCCTTGCTGGTACGCAGTCCGCGGCACGGCCTCGTGGAAGGGCGACCGCAAGCAGTCGACCCTGTGGCCGATCAACGCCCGCGAGGATCATGGCCACGGTCACGGCACCCAGAAGCCCGTGGAATGCATGAAGCGGCCGATCGAGAACAACTCGTCTCCCGGCCAAGCCGTCTACGAGCCGTTCAGCGGCTCGGGCACCACCATCATCGCGGCCGAGATGACGGGACGTTCCACCCATGCGATCGAACTCGATCCGGCCTACGTCGATGTCGCCATCGAACGGTGGCAGGCCTTCACCGGAGAGAAGGCCCAGTTGGACGGCCGTCCGTTTTTCGAAATCAAAGCCGAGCGAAAGACCGCGTCATGAGCCGCCGTGCACACCAGCCGGATCCAAACCAGCGCCGGCAGGTCGAGGCCATGGCGGCCTACGGAATTCCCGAGGAGGACATTGCGCGCGTTGTCGGGATCGATCCCAAGACCCTGCGCAAGCACTACCGCGACGAACTCGATCTCGGGCAAACCAAGGCCAATGCCCAGGTTGCGGGCTTTCTGTTCAACTCGGCGCGGAACGGCAACGTCTCGGCGCAGATATTCTGGCTCAAGACCCGTGCCTCCTGGAAGGAAACGCCATCGGAACACCGGCATGTCGCTGCCGTGGGCAACTTCGATGTCCGCGAGATGTCCGATGAAGCTCTGGAGAAGATCGTCTTCGGGGCACCCGTCAACTTGCCGCCCATGCCTACGGCCCAGCGCCGCGCCATCCTGGCTCCGATCCTGCGGGCCATCGCGGAAAAGCCCGGCAGTGAAGCCGAACCGGTCGATGAAGAGCCCCGGTGACGTCTCGGCACACGGCGAGGCGGATCAGCGAGCGGGACGCTGGCTCAGACGGGCCCTGACACCAGACGGACCTTGAGGGCGGCAGGCTATGAAGCATTCGCCGACATCCGCCGCCTCCGAGCTGCTGCGGCGCCGTGCGGTTCGACGCGATCTGGCGCAATGGGGCCGCTACCGGGGCTTCGAACCAGCCCCGCACCACCGGCTGATTTGCCGGGAGATCGATGCGTTCCTGGAAGGCGATGACGAGGTGCTGCTGCTGTTTG